CATGCGGCAGGATACCGACACGGCCGACAACCGATGTCTGCCAGTCCATTTCGGCATTAAATCCGGCAATGCCCGGAATGCCCCCGGAAGCTGACAGATCCGTAAACGAATAATCGCCTTGGATGCCGGCTACGATGCGCCCAAACTGCTGATCGTATCCAACCAAGCCACCGAGCACATAGCCATCGTGGCCTAATCCGTCCAAATATGCTCCAGGGAAACAACGCTTGACACGAAGGTTGCAGTCATCGCCGGGAACCGCGATGTCCGTATTGAGGTTCCCCCATCCGGCATACAAACCAACACCAAAACCCGTCCAAGTTGTTGCCGGCGCTTCCGGCTCAACTCCCGGCGTTTCCACCCAGACATCGGCCGCAAAAGCCGCCGCCGGAAACATCGCAACCAAAACTGCTAGAATTTTCTTCATTGCATCATCCTTTCAAGTTGACGCGCCAAATTAGCGCAACCCGAAAGGGAAAAGGTGGCAAAAAAGTCACAATGGAGGGATTTTCGACGCAATTCGCTAGCGTCTATTTCCACAAGTTACCTGATTTGACTGATAACGTCAAGCGGCCCGCTTAACCCTATCCAAACCATAAAATTTTGCCAGTTCACTAAGACCTGATTTGATTTTGGAGAGAAACAATCTCGCTACATACTCATTTCGACACAAGGCAGTCACAGCGCCCTCCACGACCCCGCCACAACGCAATAGAGCGCCCTGTGTGGCGTCAAAACGCTTCAGGAAGGCAGGGACACTCGGATCATCGAAATGCGCGTCAGTGGCCTTGTCTGTCTTTTCCAGGGCCATTTCCTTTGGTGTCCGCCGGTATCCATTCAGCTTGTCATACTGAGCCAGCATGGTAGCGTATCGATCCGCTGCCTCAACTTCTGTTTCCGAAAGATGGCCCAGAAAATACAATTCCCCCCATTTTGTTGTCAGTTTCGGGTCCGCTGCGTGTTTGGCAGCATCGTGTTTAATCCGATTCCACATGGCGAGACGGCGCTCGTCTTGGGATTCCAGCTTTAGATTTGCTGATCCCCGATATCGTTCTGGTGCCGCGATCGTCTTGCCTGACTTTCGTTTGCGCCCTGATCTCATAAATCATAATCTCCCGGCTTCTCCAATTGTTTTCGGCAAGGCGGAATCCACATGAATTGCGTAAATCCTTCGGTGCCTTTCGTATACCAAACTACCCAGCAATAAGCGGTCGCCATCACGGCATTTGAGCGGTTCTGCGCCATTCTAAATTAGCGCTCCCCGTTTGGCTCAAAATATTTGCAGGCCGGCGAATGGCTCGGAAATTTTGGAGCATCAATGTTTTTCACACACAATCGCTTGAATTCGATGCATCTTCCTTGATGTGTGCCATCCCTCTTTTTTGCAATATCGACATGATGGATACAATTTTTACAAGTTTTCCCATTCGGACCGGTTCCAGAAAAATAAGCCATCCCTGGATGACTGCCTGCCAATTTTTCTCTTGAGATTGATCCACCATCTGTCAGATGTCTCGAAGCTTCCGTCTTGAATAAGGTCATATCTCACCCCGTGTATGGCTTGATTGTGCAGTCCTTGATTTTTTTCCGCTGCCATTCTTCCGGACTTAGCGGCTCACCAATCTCTGCAGCAACCTTGCGGGCGTATTCGGCAAGTTCGGTTCGTCGCTCTGAAGGTGTTGCGTCAAAAGCTGAGTATTTTGCCTCCTGTTTCGGCGCCGCCGTCAAAAGCCCGGAATTGTCCCGTCTGGCCTTTGCATCCCTAACCAATTGCACCAATTCTGGCGCCGACGGCGACCATTTCATTTTGTCATCGCCCTGAAGGATTCGATCAACCGCCGATTTCAGATCATTAGCGTCACAACCTTCCAAGGCTCTCCGATAGGCTTCAAGCTTTGCCTTTATCCCGCCTTCGTCAGTGTTTTTCAACGGAAAGGTTGAGCAAAGCACCGTCACCTGTTCCAGGATTTCTGCGTTCGTCGCTTGCATCAGCTATCTCCTGAGCGATTGTCGCCATCGATTTTTGACCGTTTCCTTTCGGTTTTGAAACTGTCCCTGGCTCGTCCAACCATCGTTCCTGCCGCAACCACGTTGCCGGATTGCACCATTGCCGGTCTGGCGGCTTCTCCCGAATGTATTGATCAACACCATCAAGAATGTCATTGAGCGAGACCGTATCCGATTTGCCAATCCGGTCAAAAACCTTTTTGGCGTCCGCCTTGCCGACCTTGTGGGGATATTTGGTCCAGAACAGTTCTTCAAAACCGTTTTTTACCCAAAGGAATTTTCTCGCGCGCGGCTCAGTTACCATGGACCTAGTATCTAGTATCTTGGACCTAGTATCTCGCGCGCGAGTGTTGAGGCTTCCTTGATTATTCAGTGAGGATTCAGTGAATTCCGGTAATCGAGATTTTGATGGTCGGTTAATTAGTTGATGCTCCAAGAACTTAGGAATGTCCAGATAGTGTGTCCCATCAACCTCATATCGGCGAATTTTCCCGGAAGTATCCAGTTCATTCAACCACGCTTCAATGAGGTCTCTTGCATCGTCATCGAATGGATACAGCTCCCCTGCCAGCAATTTTGGCGCAGCCCGTGCCCGGCCCTCATCATCTACGACCGTCCATAAAAGGATAAACAGCAATCGCGCTTCACGTGACAGACGGCCATTTGATTCTGATTTAGAAAATTCGGGCTTGATTGTGCGAATCCTACCCATCCGTGCATTCCATCTCTTTTATTTTTTTCCAGCAAATTCCGCAAAAATATCGAAATGCGTCTTCTCGTTCTATATCCCCGTAGGTAACATCAAGCGCCTCAATAATTTCCTCCGGTTCTAATTTTTTAAGGAAGCGGCCTACAGAACGCCTCCCACTTTCTGAGAGGCAATATCCGGGATTGAGGCTTTCGAAAATATAATCAATGCGATTAATATCCTGTTCAATTCGCTCATCTCGTTTTATTATTATTTCTCTGTATCCAGATAATTGCCGCTCGCGCTCTTTTATTTCTTTTGCTCTATCTGCCAATGATTGTGGAATATCAGTCAGTAACCTAGCTGATTTTCCCTGATTACATCCACCACAAGCGGTAATTAGGTTATTAATTGAATTGTCGCCGCCGCCATTAACTGGGATAATATGATCGATTTGAAGTATAACGGCTGGTGGATGCGCGCCACAATATCCGCAAATGAATCCGTCACGCTTGAAAACTTCAAAGCGTAATTTTTTGCCGATTGGCTTGCGCTTTTTTGAAGGCTGGGTTATATCTGTCATTCAGATCGCACTCCTATTGCGATTTGTGTTAAGGGGCTGATCGTCACACCGCGATCGGCCCCTTCCTTTTGCCATACCTCAGCCACAAAATCAACCGACGTCAACAGAAACATCGACCTTGACGATCTTTGGCATCTTCCAACCATGCGGCTCTTTGCGAAGGTCCGGCCGATTCTTGATAAAACCGTAATGTTCCTGCAAAAATTTTCGGGCGTCATCCCGCGTCCTGAAAACTGCCGTGTTATAGCCTTGATATTGTATAGGCGCGCCGTATGGCCACGTCCCGATTAGATGTTCATCCTTACCATCCAGTTGGGATTCTGACCGCCAAAGTATCCCCCATGCCATCACTTCTCTCCCAATGCACGGCCGGCGTCCTTCGGTGGATCTGGAAGGGGCATCCAGTGGGTAGCTTCTGGTGGATCGCCAATATCCGAAATAGCCATCTCAGAATAAGTGAAATAGCCCTTCTCACCTATTTCCGCCGCAGTTTCTGGATCAAATTCCGCCCAATGCATCACAAAGGGAAATTCATCCTCCGGCCAAAATGCTAAAAACTTTGTGCCATCCTTCGGCGCTGTCTCAATCGGTTGCCATTCCCTTTCCTCAAGCACGATGTCCACAACCGTCTGCGCATCCTCAATCCAGGATTTCCATTGATCCAGATTCTGCACTTCAGGGTCAGACGCCAGTGCTCGTGCCACCTTTTCAACCAGATCCATCATTTCTCTCCCAATGCACGAATGGCGGCACTTCGAGCCTCTGAATATCCCTTACTGGTATTGGGGAAAAGTTTATTTCTAACTCGGAATACACTGCCAGTTATACCGCAAACATTACAATTATCCATCCCGATCATGCCCCTATTGCAGAATTTGGGGCAGGGTTCTGGTTCGGGATCAACCTTCGCCGCTTCCTCAAGCACGATATCAACGGCAATTTCCGCTGCAGCATGACAGTCTCTTTTTCTAGACGGCGTTAACCGCCTCAGCGGATCACCAGACATCTCCGGCTGCCTGTTGGCGGCAAACAATAAAGCTGTTGCCCGTGTTACCCTATCAACCAAGTTCATTTTGCCTCTCCCTCAAGACCTGTCTTGCCATTTCCGGGTGATGTCTGCACAAAAGCAACAATTCTCGTCTACACATCTCTTTATTTTTTACTCTTTCAGCCAGCACATCCAAACGGTTTCGCGATTTTGCCCGAACCACATCCATGCGCATTAATTGTTTATTCACGCCATTCGTAGTTCTATTAAATTCCAGTGCCATTAATTCCAACGATGCTTTTTCTGCATACATTTCCAGCAGTCTCTTTTTATCATCATCTGACCATGGTCGGTTCAGAGCATTGTGATCTTGCTTTACGGGTGATTCCAGTCCCATTCGCCGCCGTTTATGCGTCACCGCTGATCGGGATTTACCAATTATCACAGATATTTGCCCGTCAGTTTTCCCCTTATTGACTAACTCAATCAATTTAGCGGTTTTGTCGGGCGGCCAACCGATAACCATTCCTTTTCTCCCGTTTTCCAGACGTACACTCGGCACCCGTGAGGTGCTTGATCTTCCGGCCCCCAAGAAACTAGCATTCCATCCTGAAGCTTGTCGTTCTCGATTAATCCATGCCGCTCAAGAAGATCATAGATCGCCTTCGTGCGATTATCTAAATCTGACCTTTTATCCCTTTGTTTTTCCGAAAGAATCACGTAGCTTTGGAAATGGCCTTTGATGGGTTCTTGGCCTTCTTTCTTCGTGTTGAGAATATAGCCTGCACCTTCAATCCATCGCTCATATCGTGGCGATTTATAAACGTTCCTTTTGCCATATTGCCAGATTTGATTCATGGATGGTGGTAAGGGAATATCAAAACAGATCATTCGCCGAACAGATCATAAAGCGATTCTGCCCCACCATCTTTTAGCAAATCAAGAAAATCCCTGGACTTATTTCTACTGCTTTGTGTCGCATCAAGAACGCGATCTTTTAGGTGAATATTTGCCGCCCATTGCTCCGGTGACGCAAGAATTGTCAAAACGTGCTCACTATCTCTGCCACCCCGTGGATTGATGCAAATATATTTAGGAAATCCCTTGAACATCGCGTGATATTCCTCCGGTATCCGTGGCAAATATTTTTCCACATAATCCATACTCAATTTCTCCGCCATGTCATGCTTCACATGGCGACAAAGATAATCAATCCTAGCTGCGCGATCGACATCTAGCGACCAATATTCTGATGGCGCTTGGCTGAGCGTCCTTTCCGCCACATCCCGAATTTTGATTGGCCCCTGCATTGACATTGTATCAAGGGCCACATTCATAACCTCTCGTAATGGCTTATTAAGCATCGATAATTCCCTTCCCCTCCTTCAATTTGAACGACAATGAACCTAAAAAATTCATCGCCCGATCAATCATCGCTGGTTCAAATTCTCGCAGCCAATGCTTCTCTGTCTGATCCATCCATTCTGTCGCGTTCAATGGACAATTTGCTAAATCATTAATAGCGTCAATTATGCGATAGGTTTGATCTCGACGATTTTCATGGTCCTGCGCTTCCTCATCAGTGGCACCCGAATAAATATTACCGTCTGATGCGAGTGTTAACTTTCCTGTTTCACGGGCAATCTCACGCGCATCGGAAGGCGAAGGTCGATGCTTTTCAATTATTTTTTTTGCTCTTCGCGTCGAGACCTTTTGACCCTCTTCAATTTTGTTGATAATTTCTGTTTTTGCCGCTTCCGGCGCATCTTGAGCAGCCAAAATACTCAATAATTCAACGCCCTGGCCCTTTAAGGCCGGCTGTGTTAAAGCAAACTCATAGGCCCGAATGAATTTCGCTACCGTGTTCGGAGATACTTTATAATTTTCCTCTACAAATTCATTCCATCCTGGGCGGCTTCTCCCACGTAACGGCTGATCACCGGCGCCGGTGATTGTTGGAAAAGTATCACGCGCTCTTTTATAAGCGCCTCCCATACGATATCCCCATTCCCCAATCGCATTAACGCCTTCATGATCGATGCGAATGGACTCCGCTCGGATCATGTCAACCTCTTCAGCAGCCATGACCTCATTTGCTTCACCCGCAAACTGCGTTGCTATTTCACTCATTTATCCAGTCCTCCAATGTGACTTGTCCGTTAGAAAGCTTTTGAATCGCCGCTATGCGTTCTAGCGCTTCCGGTCGCCTCCGACCTTCCATATAATTGTGTACCGTAGTTCGATGACAGCCAAGCTCCTTAGCGATATCGCTCGGTCGCAAGCCTGATAATTTTACCCATTTTTTGAATTTCATGTGTTGACACTACGAAACATCCGTGCGACAGTCAAGGGGCAATTTTGGAGGGCATCATGAACGTAGCATTCACGATCGAACTTACCATAAATGGCGTTGAAATTCCGCAGGAAGGTTGGGCGCGAATCGCAATCACGTGGGATATGGATAACGAGCCTCAATGGGTTGATGTGGAGGCAATCGAACTTGACGCAACCGTGGAACGTGATCGGCAAATCCAATCTGGCGCCGCCATCGAAGATAACGTTCCGGACAACCAATATGGCGATCGCATCGTCGCAAGTGTCATAGAATGGTGCAATGGCGATGGCTGGGAATGGTGCATGGATGCCGCCGAGCGCACAGGGTCAATTCCGGAGCCTCATCCGAATGATTGGATGTTCGCATGACCATCGGCCATAACAAAAGCCCGCTAGATGCCATTCAAGACCTCTATGATGAGGCAATGAATTGGCTGGATGGTGAGCCGCTCACGACCAAAAAGCAGCACGACACGCTGATTGAGTTAATTCGTGCGTTGCGCTCTGCTCGCACTGCCGCTGATGAAGCGCGGAAGGAAGAGGCCAAGCCATTTGATGAAGGCAAAAGGGCCGTCCAGGACAAATACAATCCCTTTATCCAGCCAAAAAAGGGTATGGTGGACCGGGCCATTGCAACAGCCAAACAGGTACTTGAGCCATATCTTCTGGAACAAGCCCGCATTAAGCGCGAAAACGATGAACGCTTAATGGCTGATGCTCACCAGTCAATGAAGGAAGCCATTGATGCTATGCAAGCTTCAAGTGGCAACCTAGAAGAGCGGGAAGAAGCTGAGCGGCGGCTGGCCGATGCTGAAGAACAGGAAAAGGTCGCCAAACGCACTGCCAAAAAGAACATCGCCAAAGGCGCGACAAGCCGGTGGGATGTGGAATTGCATTATCCAGTAGATGCGGTTCGCCATTATTGGATTTATCAACCCGATGCAATTTATGACGTACTGATTAAATTAGCACGGGATGATGTCCGTAGAGGCAAACGTGAAATCCCCGGCTTCGAAATCAAAGAACGAATTACAGTGTAGTCCAAGGCCGTAGCTGATGCATAGGCCATAACCCGAAAGGAACTGAAAATGGTAAACGTGAACACGGTTTTCCCGACAAAATACGTCAAGGCACAGGATGTTAATGGCTCGATCGGTGTCATTATCCGCAGCGCCGTTATGGAACAGCTTGGCGACGAATATAAACTCGTCGTCTATTTTGAAGGACACGAAAAGGGCATGGTCCTGAACAAGACCAATGCCAACAATCTGTCCAACCTGTATGGCCCGGAATCGGATGGCTGGATCGGCAAGCCGATGACGCTGGTTTCCACCTTTGTCGATTTCCAAGGGCAATCAACGCCGGCCCTTCGCCTGCACCCGCCAAAACAGCAACAGCAGGCGTTTGCCAGTGGCCTTCCTCAACAGCAGCCGCAAGGCCAGCCCATGAACCAGCCCGTTCAACAGCCGCCGGTCGGTGGATATACGGAAATCAACCCGCCGCCCCTTGGTCAGCCCGTGAACAATACACAGGCCAGTCATTCGCCACTTGCGAAGGATCTGGACGATGAAATTCCATTTTGAGGGCCAAGATAATGGTTTATACAGAGCAAGAAGCTCGCACGAAATGGTGCATATTATCGTATTCAATCCCGGAAAGTGGTAGCTTTTGTGTGGGGTCTGAATGCATGGGATGGCGATGGCACTTTTCTTTGTTCCGCCTGTTCAGCAAGCCCACCAAAGGTTTCTGCGGTTTGGGAGGGAGGCCACGAAAATAATGGACGATCGCGCAGCATTCTTTGGCACCTATGCGGATATCAAGAACATTCGCAGCCGTAAGGTAGCTCAAATTATTGTTGAGATACCAATAGAGAGATACGCCGAATTCGTTTCGGTGTTTGGCGGCCCTAATCCGGCTGAAGAAACCTGCATCGCTCTGGCCAGAATGGATGGTGAGACACCTGTGAAAGATACGCCCAAAAAGCGCTCTTTTTACGAACTTTCGCCGACGCAACAGGCTGTTTTGGCCTGCAAGCGGGATACATTTCAGCTTTTTATCGCAGAACAAGACAGCAACGGACTTGTAATGGACATTATGGACGAAGAAAACACTGCCGACTATGTTCGAAACTGGTGTGGTGTGGAAAGCCGCTCAGAATTAACAACCGATCTTGAAGCTGGGACTCGTTGGACTGCCCTCTATGATCAATTCCAACTATGGCTAGCGGATGCGGCATGACAAAGCCTAAGATAACGTTGACACTATCGGAGATAGCTGAAGGCGCTATGATCGGCGGTCTGCGTCATGGGTTTAGTTGCGAGCAAAACCGCACGCCGGCCCATGGATTTGATGCAACGCGATTCCCGGCGTTAGGGTCACATTGCGAAGGTGCGTGCGGAGAGATTGCTTTCGCGAAATGGCGGAATCTATATTGGCCGGCAAGGATTAACAATTTCAAGGAAGCGGATATCGGTGATAACATTCAAATTCGCACGAGTTCGCGACATGATGGCGAATTGGTCGTCAGAAATGACGACTTAGCCAAAATTCCCAACCATGTGTTTGTTCTCGTGACTGGCTTGTGTCCCGATTATCAGATCCACGGATGGATATATGGGCATGAGGCCAAAAGGGAAGAATTCAAAAAGGCACCCGGCGGACGTCCGCCGGCATACTTTGTGCCGCAATCGGAATTGAGGTCGTTTTGGGGCATACACCCAAACCCATCCAGAGGTCATTAGATGGCTAGATCGGTTCCAGAATGGATTGGCAAAACGGATGACACGCCAATTCCGGCGCGCGTGAAAATAAGACTTTATGGGCTAGCTTCCGGGCAATGCCAAATTTGCGGAATTGGTCTTATGAGGGCAAAATCATGGAATGCGGATCATATTGTCGCATTAATTAATGGCGGCGAAAATCGGGAATCCAATCTACAAGTGATTTGCGCTAATTGCCATGCCTCTAAAACAGCCTCAGACGTTGCAGAAAAGGCCACTGTCGCCCGTAAGCGAAAAAAACACTT